TTAAAGTCAAAGCCCGTTAAAGTAAACGAACCTGAACCCGCCGACATAACAACCTGTTTATTTAAATCAGAATCCTGACCTGTAAGCGTAAAGCTTCCTAATTCTGCGACAACTCGCCTTTGGACTTCAAACACTGCCGCTTGACCTGTAAGGGCAACCGACCCCTGATCTAACGTAACACTGCCTTCAAACCTTGTGGTGAGGTCTTGACCCGTGACTGTAAAGCTGCCCACTTCAAGATTAGCAGTCTTTTTAAAGTTTATCGCTTGACCCGTAAGCGCGAATGAACCGTGATCAATAACCTCTGTTATCTTGCGGTTAGCTGTAAACCCTGTCAGCGCAAAACTACCCGCCTCCGCATTCATAGATTTTTGGAAGTTAAGGTTTTGACCAGTCGCCGCAAAGCTGCCGTGTGCTAACTCCTCGCGCATTGCAATCAGAGTACCTGCATCTTGCCCTGTGACCGCGAATGATCCCCTGTCGGGCTGCTCACGCAATGCTATTGCAATGTCAACACTTTGCCCTGTCGTTGCGTAAGAGCCAAATTCCAGAACTCTAGTAACCTTTGAACTTACATCTTGGAAGTTTGCCGCAAATGAGCCTTGGTCCAATATGGCACTTACCTGCACACCAAAGTCTAAGGCTTGTCCTGTGACCGCAAAGCTGCCATGATCTGCAGTCAACCGCATAGCCTTTTGGAAGTTAGCGGTTTGTCCTGTTAAGTTAAAACCACCCGCCTCAAAAATCTCTCCAACAAGCCCAAACGCATCCTGACCTGTTAGAGCAAAGCTGCCTTGATTGAGGACTGCGCTTACAGATATTACTGGCGTTACGTCTTGACCTGTAAGGGCGTAAGACGCCGCTTCTGCGCCCCCTGACAATCCCTTTCCAGAAATCATACTGTTGTCTTGACCAGTTACAGCAAAGGAACCTGCCCCAAGACTTGCGGAAACATTTAAAGACGCGGCTTGACCCGTAACTGCAAAGCTGCCCGCTCCAAAGTCTTCATTCATAGCTATGTTTGGAGTAACAGTCTGACCAGAAACAGCGAAGCTGCCTGTGCCAAAACCATCACTGAGGGCTATGTTAGTTCCCGCAGCCTGACCTGTTGCCGCAAAAGACCCATGATCTAGGCTAACAATAATAATCTCATGTCCAGAAGACGCGAGTGCAGAACCTGCTATGGGGCTGTAACCTAACATAGCAAGAAACTAACATTGTTTTTAGTTTGAGTCACCCTCATATCGACAGGTCCACATGGTCAAGCTATACTTCTTTCCCCCACGCAAAGGCAGAACCTTATGCCCATGTGTTACCATAGACGGAAACAAAATGCACTGCCCAACTTTTACATCCTTGTTTGTAAACTCTTGTCTAGGAAAAACAAGCTCCGCACCAGCGTAATCGTTGTTGAGCTTAACGCTGCCTGTGAATAAAGATGCATCTGTGTGAAGGCCCAATTCAGTCTGTGTGTCCATAGAATAACGCATGGTGAACGCATCACGCAAACCAAGGTATGCCTCTGGATGCCAATGCTTCTCGCATATCTTACTAAGCTTATCTGCCCATTGTTCTGATATCTCGTCCCATAGACCTATTTCTTTTAGCCTAATCTCTTGTGCTGGAAACTTATCGCCATCAAGCTCACCCCATCTGCCAAGTTTCTCAGACGCTTGGATGTACCTTTGGCACTGACTCTCTGTCATAAAGTCCGTTACCAATATCTCTGGCGCAACTTCTTCATACTCTAAGCCTTTATGGTATGCGGGAGATAGTACCTCTGCCTCTTCTACATAACCAAATTTATCTGCAAGCTTTTTAAATCGTACCTTTGCGTCATCTCCACCATTACCATGATATATGCATGGGCAGCACATACCGTTAGATAGTTGACCGTTGACAACCTCAATATCGTCATCGCATTGAAAGATGTAGCCCTCATAATCTAAATTGGCAGAACCCGTTGCTTGCCAGTCAGATGACAGAAATCTTTTCTGCATCCATAGTTGATCATCAGAATCGTTTGGCACTGCTTCGTTCAAAAATTCTTTAAGCGCACCCACTCTACCCATGTACACACCGCTGTTTAAATATCTATAGAGCGTTGACAAAGGAAACTCTGAGGCCATTGCTGCATCGGGCCAACAATTCTTTTCCGCTGCGAATATGATATCCGCATCCATATCCTCATATCTCTCTAGGATAGTGGGCAGCGTATCGTTTATAATAACATCATACCCATCCATAAATAAAACAACATCATCGTCATGCAGTGAATCAATATGGTTGCGTACAAGATTAATCTTCTGCCCACCACCTTGAGCTTCCATTGTACCACCTGCCCAAGTAACCTGACGACCCAGATTTAAGTACGTTATCCCGTGCGCTTTTGCAGACTGCTCTAAAGCCCACATTTTATTTTTATTTGTTCCAACAGTCAGTACATGTACTTGCATTGATTCCCCCTCAATCGTGCTTGGCCTAACTTCTCTAGGTATCTGCTTTACCACCTCTGGTGTAAAGAAAAAGTTCGATTGAACTTTTAGTTTAGCTGGCACCCATTCATCTACAGGGATGATAGCATCTTTGTAGCCTTCTATCAATCTCTTGGCGGTTTCTGGTCTAATAGCGTAAGCATGACAATTATACCAATAGCCAAGAGTATTAAGGCGGTATCCCAACCAAACGCTGTCATGCTCCTCTAATAGGGTTTCTACCGCACTAAGGTCAATGCTGTCGTAAACCGCATCTTCTTCAAGGATTATCCCGTTGCGGTTAGAACCTGCTATCTTTTGCCAAACCCTAAGATGGCTTACGGCACACCCAAATTCTGTAACTAGCAGGGGCCTGTCGAGTATAGGATCTCGCCACTGTATATCCCTAACACAGCCCGTCTCTTCCTCTACTGTACTCCAGTCTTTTCCTCTGGCGTCATACGCTGAACCGTGCAGGGATATCTGATATATCTTCAATCACTAAGCCCAGTTGCTTGCCAGTGTAATTCTTTCAGTCTTGTTTTCCCCAGCCCTGACTAAATGCGGAATATATGATCGAAACACAATAAGCCTTCTTTCTATTGGCTCACTTGCAATAACGTCTCTGTTGTCTGGAAAGCCAAACATATCTTTGTATGGAGATTTAAACATAGTGCCAGAAGAACCCTCTGGAGATTTTGCATAATATATACAGCTTAGGCGTGACTCACTATGAATATGTTCTTCAACGAACTCCCCAGTTTTATTGAAATTAACCCACCCATTTGAATAGTTCATAGGCTCTGATCTCTTATGTTCAGCAGCATAAGAGTTTACAGCTTCATGAACCTTGTTGTTGTAAAACCTGAACCTTTCATCTTGGAAAGGATCAAACCCAGTAAAGGTTGTGGTATTTGTTGCATCCCAACCTTCTGGGTTATTACCTTTAAAGTTAGACTTTACTTCATCACAAAGAGAGCAAAGAGTTTTATTCTCCTCTTCCGTAAGAAGATTATCTGCGAACAGAAATGCACTGCCCAAAACACTCATCATCTGCATAGACATAATTACCCCCAATAATTACGAATTATATGTTTCTATAGTATATATTATTCGTTCTAGTATCCGTGCTTGCCCCTGAAATAGAAGCGTTTGGCGCAAGATAGAAAAGACCTGTAATAGGGCCAACCCATTGAGTTGTTCCACCACCCTTATGGATTAAAGCAGTAGGTGCAGCGGCAGTTGTACCTGTTATGTTTACATTATTAGTAAACCAACTGGTAGACCCACTATACACAACTCCAGCCCTATTCGACTTACTTCCTTGGTAGGAATAAATCCCTATTACTCCTGTACTTCCAGCAGTAAAACCACTGCCCTGTATATTGCCGCCATCAATCCATAAGCTGCCGCCACCAGAAGGGGCATCTGTATACAACTTATCCCAGAAAGAAAAACTTGGAACAGACAACTCAGATTTTAGATTTGTCTCTGTAGTGTTGTCTAAACTAGCAATATTCTGAAGTTGTCTGCTATCGTTTATAACGGTGGTGCTTGCAACCTTTATAGCCATCTTCGTATCCTTTACTATTAGCCATATAGGATCATGGTAGCATTAAACGCTCATGTTGGAAAGAAGAACAAAGCTTGGTTTAACCTATGCACCCCATAGTCTCTCTGCTCTTCAGTAAAGAAATATGTTTCATCATCTACCGCAGCACCATGTGGCACCTTAGAAGCATCGAACAGAAAGCCCCTGTTGAACTTAGGCTCAAGATACTCAACCACCTCAAAATCAGATTTGGGCTTCCAAGGATCACGATCCTCTTGGGTAACTCTACCACCATACCTGTATATACTGCCGTATTTATCCTCATATATATTAGTGCCATTTGTTTCAGATTCATTCAGGTAGACCAGACAAACCCACCCATTATCTAAGTGCGGAAACCAAAAGTTTTCTTCGTAATTGTTCCAGTCTGACTTCTTCCAGCGCATAAAGTTAGTGTCTAAGATATCAACACCGTTCTCTTTGTAGACGCTAAAGCTTGTGTCATTTAAAAGCCCAACAACCTGATCCGTATACTTCTTTAACGCTGGTTCTTCTCTATGATGGCGTAGATCGTAAAATTCTTTCCCATGCATAGGGTGCTCTGTAATGACCTGATTGGTTGGCCCAGATAAAATCTTATCCATTATAAATCCTACATTGTCGTAGAAGTTATCTATTTGGAAAGCCCTTGTGCCCAGTAGATTAAACTCTTTTACATCCATTATTGCCACCTTGGTCCTTCAAACCACGCCACAAGGCTCTTTCTAGTTCCATCCGTTATAGGCAGAACGCGGTGCTGTAAGTAGCTTGGGAACACCAATACAGTGCCCTTGGCCTTTGATAAGTTATTTGGATTTTCGCACTCAGAAAACTGAACGGTAACACTAAGCTTTCTGTCTAAAGGTTGATCACCATCCCAGTTCACATCAATGTGCCAGTCGTAGTGACCGTTCTCTACAGCATGATATTCTGTATATTGAATGTCGCAAATATTTTCTATTTGGACATGAAAAGCGTTCTCATTTGCCGCCTTAACATAACCCCAAAGAATGTCTTGAATAGCCTTATTACCGCTCAACCATGCAACATCACTAGATCTTACACTTTTATTGGCGTCTGAGTTGTTAAATGTTGTAGCTTTCTGCGTGTTAATTTTTGAGGCCTCAACCAAGATTGTTTCCATGTCTTTATCGGTCATGCCGCCAGACCACATTTGCCAATTTTGTCTCATCGCTTATGCCACCAAAACTTACGATATTTATCTACATAAACAGAGTCGTGCAAAATCCCCTGCTGTTTCAATTTATCTTCATCCCAAACATCATATTGGATATCTGGAATTTCTCTTTTGAAAGGAACAACATGAGCCAACGGAGTTCCTGCTTTAAACTCAAACTCTCCCTCTTTAACCCCGTCCCAAAAAAATGGCAAATTAACAGGCCTATGATATGCGTCTGAATCAACAACACCTTCAAATAAACGTATATTAGAAAAATGATTGGGTGGAGATTTAATTAGCACGGACCAGCCTTTAGATGTTTCCACCGTCCAAGGACTAGAAAACTTCATTAAGTTTTTTCCTAGTGGGTAATTCATTACAGGGCAGTCATCTCCAACTTGCTCCCAAGCGTGTTTAGTTATGAACTCTATATCTACATCACCGCTGCACGACCAACCTATATGAGGCCCATCCACCACCTCTTCACTGCCATCCTCATTAGTTCTTCTCATTTCACC